CCTGTGATGGAATGATAAGCCGATACACCCAAGTCAATCGCTCCGCCAATAATTGGTACGGAGGCAATCTTGGATGCCAATTCACCCAGCTTCCCGATAGCCCAATCAATAGCCTCTCCGATCAAGGCAATAATTTGGTCTTTCAGATTTACAAAGAAGCCAATCATAGAATCGATGACAGCCGAGCAATAGTCACAAATTGATTGCCATACTTGATTTATCCATTCACCTACGGCATCAAATTGAGCCTTAAGCCATTCAGCCAATTCGGTCATTTTACCCAGCATCCAAGAGACGAACATTTCTCCTGCTTCTTGTCCTAATTCAAATATTAAGCCAAAAGGAGAAATGCTGGCAATGGCCTTTTCTCCTATAGATAAAGTCTGCCACCATTCCTTGAATGCCTTAATTAAAGGCTGAATGGTTTCCCAAATATCCTTTAATGCCTGTACAACTGTTTCGTATGTCTGTTTAGCTTCTTCTGGTGAGCCAAATATAGCCTCCCATAAGTCACCTAGAGCCGAATCTCCACCTTCAGCCCACACAATCAAATCCTCAATTGCCAAGGCCAACAATCCAAGAGCCATGACCACCCAAGTTATTGGATTCGCTAAAAGTACGGCAAAAAATTCAAGGATTGTCGGTATCAGCAACGCAGTAATAAGGCCAGCCACCATGATTGCGAAAGACTTAACGGCAATTGAATGTTGGCGAAGCCATATATTAGCCTGCTTCACCCATGTCGTTACTTGGAGCATTAATGGGCCGACCATTCTAAAAATAATGCTCATCAGCGACATGAAGGATTTCTTTACATCAGCAATAGAATCGTTAAAATCCTCCAGCCAAGTATCATCGGGAGTAATCGTCCCTAACTCCTTCATTTTACCGACTAATTCAGCGACACCATCACGGCCTTGTTGGAGCAGAGTAATTTCACCGACACCTAAACCGAGACTAGAGCCAAAGCCGAATGCTTCTTCTTTGCTCATGCCTTGCATCTTGTCTGCGATGTCCATAAGCACATCAAATGCTTTTCTCTGTCTGCCTACTTCTCCTGCATCGATGCCGACAGATTCCAAGATTTTTCCTGCTCGGCTATTGCCTGTCGTAGCCATCTTAGACAACTGAAGGGTAAGGGATTTGAGGCTATTCTGAAATCCTTCAGCAGAGCCACCACTTCGCTCTACGGCCTGTCCCCATGCATCAACTTCCTCAACATTTAATCCCATTGCTCGGCTGAATTTGAGCAATTGGTCTCCCTGTTGCAGATAGTTAGAAAAAGTCTGCTGAACCGCATAAAGGCCAGCGAATGCCGAGGTTAAGCCAGCCAGCTTTCCCTTCATGCCATCAACAAAAGAATTCATTGAATTGGATACATCCTGCATCCCCTTCTTTGCATCCTTGCCATCTATACCTAATTTAATCATCAATTCATCGATGATTGATGCCATCATTCATCACTTCCCTTCACACAAAAGTGATTCGTTGTAATTATTGACTAATGCAATCTCGCATAAGTCATATAAATCATCCAATGAGTAAATCGTCTGTAAATCAATAAGTGTAGCCAATCTCTTTGATATGACTACACCTATTATTGAATCAATCGTAGGATAATCAATCATACGGGAAGATTGATTGTTGGCATTTCTTGGCTTTGGGATTTGACGAAGCCTGTCAATGCCTTCCCTCCGAAAAAATTGTTATGAGTAAATGCCTCTTTCTCAAGCTGAAGAATTGTGTCTAAGTTATCAACATGACTATCAACATTCTGTGGAGAAAGTGTCACATGGACATTACCATCTAGCACGATTGTGCAACAGGAAATTAAATCTCCCAACAATTCCTCAACCTTTTCGAATGGTTTCTCGGAAACCGCAGAAAGCAATCCGCCAAAGTCATTGCTCTGAATGGATGTCGCACCCGATCCGAGCAGGAGTAACAGTTTTGCCAGCCATTTTTGAGACTTCCACGCAGACATTTGCTGAATCTTGAATGTTTTTTCTTTGTCATTGTCCATAAGGGTAATAGTCTTAATTTCTCTCGCCATTGTAAATACTCTCCTTTATCTTACATATTCTCTACGGATTTAGATTCGAAATGGAATGTCCAATTGGTCGGATCGAGAACCTTCTTGGCATCGGGTAAATCCTTAGCACTCTGAAGCACACCCTTGGAGTAAGTGATTCTCTTACCAATACTTGGGAGGAGAATCACCAAGGAACACTCATAAATTTTCCGATTGGTTGTCATTGCCTGTTTCAGCAAGGTAAGATTCTCAACACTTGGTGAAGATGCCTCAAGGTGAATTGTGATAGCCTTGATAGAAGGTGTCATACCAGCCACCAGCTTGCCATCTACACCCATTCTTGTCTCAGCGACTTGGTCATCCTCACCCTCATACGCAGAATCTGTGGAGAATTGCTGAAGGTATTCTGTGAATAAATCGCAGGACAGGATTACTGTCGCATTAGCTGAAGTAATATCCATACTCATTGTTTATTTCCCTCCCTTATACAATAACTGTGGAAGCTACATCAATCTTATTGATGCTACCACCATAAGTGTAGTAGAGGCTAATATTAGGAGAATTGCGACCGACACGCACGGAAGCACCAGCATCCTCTACAAGAATAGCATATCCCTGTGTGTACAATTCTGTGGACAAGTCTTTCCCTGTCTCATTCATCACCTGTGCCTTCTGACTTTCAGACAGGACAACACCTGCATCAATCGTACCATTGGTCAAGGCACGATTAACTGGGTCTTGCATCCATGCTCTGATAAGACCATAGCCTCTGTCGTTGTATGGCACACGACCAGCATTAGTCAGCCCATTCATGATAGATAGCTGAAGTACATTTTTGAGCCAAATAGTATTGACAAAAGTATCAATATAGCCATAGCGACCAAAAATCTGTGCGTCATAAAAGAAAGTGAAGCTATCATTCCTTGTAGCAAAAGAGCCAATAAAGGATACACCTTTCGCCAAAAGCAAATCAGCATCCGTCTGATTGGTTACTGTAGCTGGCACTCCGTCAGCAGACTTGAATGCATAATTGATTGTGCCTTGATACCGCTCCCAATTTACGGAAGCAATAGAGCCAAGCAGGAATGTAGCCACAGACACATTGTCATAGACAAGAGCCGTAGCACCATTTTCAGATTCCTTAATCAAGTCGGCAATGGAATTGGTGCTTCCCTGTACCAGCAGGTTAGCATCGTTGGTATGACCGACATATAGATATTCAATCCCCTGTGAGGATGCCCAGCTAGACAGAGCCAAATGCTCGTCATTGGTGGCCTCATACAAAGTAGTAAAGGATACCCAATTCTGCGTAATGGTCTTGATAGCTTGCATATTCTCGGTTACGGACAGAGCATCACTTCCCTGTGACAATACCGCACCTTTCTCCGCAGTAAGGTTCAGAGCAATTGCCACAGAGCCACCAGCATAAGCAATGGTAGATGCATTTCCTGTCGTTGGGGATGTAATGGTGAATGCTCCTGTGATAGAATCGTAGCTTACCAATGTGCTTGCTAATTCACTCTGTAAAGCCGTCTGCAGAATAGAAGCTACATCACTATAGCTGGTCGCAGTAGATAAGTCTACGGAAGACACAGTAATTTCTGAGCCATCAATCTCGATAGTCAGATTGCCTGTGGTAATAGCCTTCAAATCAGCCAATTTTCCTGCATACTTGCCACCTCTAATATAGGCAGGAATGCTTGCATTTACTCTACGGCTAAAGAGCAAATGTCTTGGTTTAGAAAAGCTATTATTATAGCCATTGAAGTAAATTGTGGCCTGTGCATACTCATCGGAATTAAGACCAAAGTAGTCTCCGACAGTATCAGCATTGGCAAAAATCAATACCTGTGAAGACATTGGAATCAAAGCATTAGTCGTAAGAATAAGGCCATTGAATTCCAAGTCTGTACCGCCAGCAGGAATCAGACGAGGATTGATGCTGACAATGTATGATGCTGGTATAGACATCTATATCACTCCTTTGTTATGGTTTAAAATACACATCGACATTTTTGATGGCCTTCATTGTGAAATCCTCATACCAAGGTACATCGTTATTCAATACAGACTTAAAGCAAATTGACAATGTAATCATCCATCTTGGTCGATATTGCCTTGTCTCAGCGATGTGTGTCAAATCCTGTGGCTCGGTACAATGAAGCACTCTAATATCATAATTCTGAGCCACTAGCCATGCTCGGCACAGACAGGAATGAGCAAACACTTCAAGGGATTGAGCCAATCTCTCGGCATCTTCCCCATAGAAGTCTACTTGCACATCTATCTGCGTAAGCACCGAATCGGAATAGTCTCCATTCTCATCATCTTTGCACCAAGATGCATCGAAATTGACGATGTTAGAGCCAATCCGTTTTCTTAATATTGGTGTATATATAATGAAGGAATCATCATCGGGAAGCACTTCCCTAGATTGATTGCCTCTAAAGATTCTCTCTTCGCCTATTCCTGTGACATGGAGAATCAAATCATACACCTCATCCATGTATTCAGCTTCCGACAATGTCGGTGGTTCCTGCGTTGGCATTGTCGGTCACCTCCTCAATAATCTTGATTTTATCGGGCATCTTAGTCTGAAGTACGCACATTGCACATAACCATCCTTCCCTACTAAAATCATCTGAAATACCGACTATCAGCCAATATGTACCATCTTCTCGCTGAAGCATATCACCAGCACTACCACTAACTCGGTTAATGGTAGATGCAGGAGAATAGATGTATGCCTTGCATCTATGTTCAGCATCAGCCAGCTTGTCATATAGCTTGATGTCGGATTCGCTAGGTGCTTGAATCTGAGCCATTCTCTGCGATGATTCATAGACTTGTGTCAGCTTACCTTTCACATTTTCCTGTCCGACATTGATGAAAAATGTTATTGGCTCGTCCGCATTTATCGAGGATATTACTCCTCTTACGATATTATGTAGATTCATAAGCTATACACCTCATAGTTGAATTCTATAATCGAATGCAACAAATCACCTGTGTCCATCAGAGGATGATCGGCCTCGCCTTTGCCTTTTCTTTCTTTGGCCTTGATAGTCGATTCAGCATTCGGTTTCCAATTACCCTTCTGGATACTTGTCACTATATCGCCTCTCATAGCCTCTCCACAAAGCCCTAATGCCTTGTCAGAATTGGCTTCAATATCCTTCATCTTAAGATTACCAGCGAGGATTTGACACCATTTGTCCTGCCTTTGCTCTTGTGTGGTTCGCATGAATGGTCGAGCAGGAATATGAATGGTCTTTTCTCCTCTCTCTATATCAGCACCCAATTCATTGTAGATGCCGTAAAGAGCAATGCTCATGCCTGTGTCAGTATTGGTCGCATTCGCTGGCACACCAGCTTTGACACCCTTCCTGTATCGGACAATCTTTTCAAGAATGGCCTTATATTTTGTGCCACCTTTTACATCGACAGTAAATGACATATTACCGCCTCCCATCACGGAATGGTCTTCCTGCCTTTGAACCATAAGCCACCAAATCGATACTTCTTAATCGTCTGCCAATATACTGAGCCACATGAAGTGAGATTGTACCAATCAGCATCGTCACCCTTGCCTTGCAATGTGGTAAAGGATGCTGACACACTTCCCTCTGTAGCTGATGCCAATGCTCCTGCCGTACCCCTCAAAGAGAGTGTGGCTAAGTGACAGACAAGCATAAAAAGGAGATTCTCTTTCCTGTCTACAGGGATGCGAGAATCTTCTGCAATCCCCGACAGGAAAAGAGCATTCTCCCACATGAATTCAAGAGCCTCATCGCTGATTGTAGAGAATTGGGGATATATTGCTCTGAATTTTTCAATGTCGAATTCCATTTATATCCCCTCCAATCTTACTCATCATCAGACTTCTTGGCCTTTTTGGTAGCCTTTGGTTTCTTTGGCTCTTCGCCATTAGCCTTGCCACCAACAATAGCCTTGGCATCTTTCTCCTCGGAAGCCTTTTTGCTGGCTTTGATAAATCCCTTGGTGAAGATGGTCATAGAGCCATACTGTTTCTCAATCTCTGCCCAAACCTCGGCATCAACATCTTTGGTGATGCCGTATGCACCAGCCACAGGAAGAGCCATGCTAGGGATAACCTTGCCATTGATGTCCTTGACTAATGAACCTGTGCCTTTGATAATCTGACGAATGGTCTTGCCATTCTTGTCTTTGACATCAAAAGCAATATCCCTTACAGAATTGAAAAAAACTGTTACTGTACTAGCCATTGGGAAGTCTCCTCTCTTAAACACCTGTCATACCAGCTACGGCAAATGGCAGGAATACGATAGCACCATATGTACCAGCAGAAACCTTCTGCTTCCAAGCTGACAAATCACGCACGATTTCGTGTGCATAATACTTATCGGTATACCCAAATTCTACGACATTCTGACCGTAGATTTCGTCAGCCAATACCATCATTGTAGAAGTCTGCAATGTTGCGTTGTATAATTCGGGAACAACTACAATCTCCATGTTTGGATAAGTCTTTGCTACCATTTCGTAAGTAGAAAGACCATAGGTATTAACCTTGTCCATATCAGCTAATGTTTCGGGGCTGACAAGCAATTTGGTCTTGGTATTCTTATCGATATGACCACCAGCCTGTCCATATAACTCCTTCATCAGCTTGCTGATATCAGCCATCTGCTCGGTGGCATCCTTGGATGCCCATGCAGTATTACCACCAACACTAATTGGTGTGGTGAAAGCATTCAAAGATGGCTCATTGAGGAGACCATATACGGCTTTGCCTTCAACACCATACAGAGCAAATCGGTTGAAGTCGATGTCAAGGCTGATAGATGCAGACTTCTGCTTTTCAGCGAATAGGTCAATCTTTGCCTCTGCATTCATTTTCTGTTCCAAATCGCCCACCTTGATGGTAGTCTGGAATCTATACTGTTCTCTAACAGGGAAAGCAGTATTTACACCGCTTACCCCATTACCATCATAGTCACCATATGGTGTGGTTTCGCCTGTGAATTCAATGCTTCTAAACTGAGTAAATGCAGTAGTGAAGTCACCATTCTTTACTTCGGGAGCAATCTTACGATATGCTCTCTCAGAAGTCAGAACCTCAATTACTCTCGGATCGGCATATGCTCTCATGTACGCAGGAACAGAAGCATTGGCATCCATGCCATCGGCAATACGAATAGCTTCTGCCTTGTCCATGAATCTTGCCTGTCTGCCGAAATCAAAACCTTTAGCCTGTGCTAATTTCATATTAATAGACATTGTCTCATTCCTCCATTCCATTACCAATTGCTGATAATTACCATCTCGCCACTAGCACTAGCACTAGTCTTTGCCTTATAACCTGTGTCTACAGTAGTCGCACCAGAGGTGAATGTTACAGAGCCATCGGTGTAGTCGGTGTACACAGTATCGCCAATGGAAACCGCACCATCGGATTCAACGTAGAAATCACCCTTTCGAGCAACGGAAACCTCATCACCCTCGTGAATGGTCATATCGCCAGCAGTTTGAATATCCCAGCCATTGTGGTTGAGTGTTCTCTCAACAAAACCTTCAATAGCCATAACAGAAGAGCCTGTATTTACCACCTGCGTTTCGGGATTTGTGGTGTCTCGCCATACAAAAGAGCCTGTCTCCACATTACCGCTACCAGCCAAGAAATTCTTAACGGAATATACTGTAGGATTCTGATTGGCTCTGTCACCATGAATTGCTGGCTTATTCTTAAGAGCCACATTGTTCTGCCAAGTAAATGCCATGATTATTACCTCCCATTATTAGATAGATTTAATACCCATCAATCTCTTATTGATAGGGTCTTCTTCGTCAACACTATCTGCCATCTTAGGTACATTAGTCTGTGCCTTTAAAACCCGCACCATGCCCTCAAACGCAGACGGATTGATGCCATCGGTCTTGATTCCCTTCTTCTTCAGAGCCAAAGCATAGATGTCAGAAGCAGAGTCAAAAGCCATTGGATTCTTAATTCTCCCAACAATCTTCTCAACATCAATGCTAGCATTGTAGAGACTTGCAAAATGCTCCTTGGCATCGTGCATGGAATCGGAAGCCGTCTCAACCTTCACCTCTTCGGCCTCATCCTTAGAGCCACAGGCATCTTCCATAGATTCACGGCCTATAGCCATGCCACCAAGGAATGCCTTCTGCTGGGCATCATCTTCGGGATCGAGACCAGCTTTGGTCATCAGCTCACGAATCTTATCAGCCTCTACATCCACAGGTTCCTCTTCATCCTTCACCTCGGTCTCGGTCTTAACCTCTTCCTCGGCTTCTGCTGGGGATTCGTTGGTATCGGTCTTTTCCTCAACTTCAACGATATCCTCATCCTCGGCTTTTGCTCCGAACATTTCGGTCAGCAATGCCTTTAACTGTTCCCATTTGTCCATTTTTTTGCCTCCTTCTTCAGAGATTGATTTATCTGCCACACGGACATCATGCCCAGCTCTGCCTTCTGAGACAAGAGCCACATGATTGCCGTGTATGTCAGCCATGTAACCGTCATAACTATTTCCATCAAAGATGCCACCATCCATGACAATGTCGCATCCATACGATGCTGATAGCTCGGCATAAGAGCCATCCTCAATTTTTGCTATCGCATCAGCATCCGTAACAATCAAGCTATTCTTAAGGTACGGCGCTTCCCAATGTGCATCGGTACCAAGTGAACCTACCACCATATTCTTAACTTCTCCAATGGTGTTGGCATCCATATTCCAATGGTCGAGCATCAAAGGTAAGCCGTTAAAGGTTTCTACGGCTTTTTCAATTTCGGAAGCTGGTCGATAGATGTGATATATCCTGTCAGCATCCAATCCAAGTTTTTCCCAATTCGGTATGCTTGAACCTCTGTATGGAGCTATCTGTTCCTTGGTCAGATTCGACACATCCACATGAAGATAGCCATTGGCATCCTTATGCCGTACCGAATCTATTACCATCTTATCCTGTACCAAAAATTTTTCCATCTATATCACTTCCCTTCATTCTTCTTCGTATTGACCATCTATAGCGATGACAGGCACACATACGCAGTAACAGTTAACTAATTCGGCTGGCTGGATGTAGTCTCCATAGTCATCGTCATAACACCCT